TTTTTCATTACCTGCTAAATCAAATACTTTGATACCTCCATTGTATAAAGCTACAATGTATTGATTATCTGCATCTCTTTGTATTTGCCAAAATTTTGTTTTGTTAGAATAAATATTACTACTGTCTACTGTTGCTACAAAATCTAAAGGAGGTCTTTTTGATAGACCATCTACTAAACCATTCTGTAGATTTACTTGGTCTGCTCCCTGATTGATACCTCTTTGTGTTGGTGTCTGTTGGGACATACCATTTAAGAAGTTAGGAATAGATTGTGAAACAACACTTCCCATAATTAGTAATGCCTTCTAGTGGGTCTATGAATTATAGAGAATGTATTGCTATCACCTTCAAGCATATTAATGTCACTCTCTTGGCTATCTGCTTGATGAAATGCCATAAGAGCTTCATTCTCATCTTGACCAATTAATTGTGTAATTTCTTTATCACCAATAAATCTAGCCGCAAATCTTCTTGCCGATTTTAATGTAATATATTGTCTTGCGTATTCTGGTAAATCTTCAAACTGTTGTACTAAAACTAAATCTACTGATTTAGGTGCAGTAGTAAATACGTCTGTATGGTTTTCCATGTCGTATAAGTAACCACTTCTAATAGTGTAATTTAGGTGTCTGAATTGAGAGTTTGCGTCTGCCTTAACGCAGTTTGAAGGTAGGGGTACTTTGTTGTCACTGTCTAAAGATAGTGATTTATAATTTGTATGTGTATTAAAATTCCACCCTTGTGATTGGATAGACATAGATGTTTCATTAAGAATATTTTTTGCTGTACTTACGTCAACTGTAGTAGTGCCTGTGATACTATTTACTGGAGCTTCTCCAATAGTAGATAGCATTATATTTACAGCTTGTAATTCGCTTGTGGGTGTAATTTGTGTAGTCATCTATCCTTTGTGTTAAATTTTGTGTGAGAACACTGGGCGGATTGTCAGTGTTAATCTCCGCCCAATGTAAGTAGAAGTATTATGCTTCTTTAATACCGACTGCCGCTTCTGGTCTTAATACACCATGACCCATGCTGTATTTAGCAACCATTAACGTACCTTGTCTTCTGATGTCGTACTCTTTTTCAACAGCTAAATCCATTAGCTTAACAGTTCCAACTGCTGAAGGGTGAGATACAAGAGCAACAAAGTTTGATAGGTTAACTGCTTGAGGAGTTGAACCACCATTAGTTGCTGAACCTGCGTCTGCACCTGAAGTAACATTAGAAGATACAAAATGAGGAACTGGTACTAATTCAATTCCTGCAATTTTTGCAACTTTACCTGATGCAACACCACCATTAGCACCACCACTGAAGTCAACATTGACTGCATTAGTAGCATTCGCTAATTTGTAGTATTCTTCCAATCTCATAAAGCATTTTCTGCCTTCTGATGGAACATAGTTTGCATCAAGCTCTTTAGCCGCCGCAAAGATAGCATCTATCATTGCATTAGCCGCAGTAGCATCTGTAGCAGATGCAATGCCTGTGTTAGTTATGTTACTTGTAGTGTCACCACCTGTTACGTTAGGTGTAGTAGTTAGTGACGCTTGACCAATAGTTTGTAAGATATGCTTATCTTTTTGGAAAGATAATGCTCTACCCATTTCAGTAGAGTACGCACTTCTTACGTCCCAATGGTTTTTTGCTTCTTCGATATTCGATACGAATACTGAAGATATTAAAAGGTCATTAATTGTAATAACCTTTTCGTTTGAGTTAACTGCAGAACCTAATATTTCAGCACCAACTGCGTGATATTCCGCACCAATTCTTCCCATTACTGGAAAAGATGCAGATTTGCCGTTACTGATACTTCTTACCATATCAGCACCTTGTGTTTTTGAAGCTCTGTCAAATGAAGTAATTACTTCACCTGCGAATACTTTTAGAAACAGGGCATCATCACGAGTAGAACCACTATTAGCATTTCCGAATTTAACTGGATTTGCGTTTGACATGTGATTGTCTCCTTTTTTGATGTTAGTTTATAAAAGCCTCTTCAATAAAGTTATTTAGTCAAGATTGTCCTCCGCAGAGGGTCAAGTTATTTGGCTAAATTAAAGTTGGCAGTTGCCACGCATAAGCGTTGCACAACTATGTTAGCAATCCCATTTACGCAAAGCTAATGCTTTACGAGTAGGTTTACCATTTTTAGACATTGCACCTTTCATACCACCCATTCTTGCACAGAATGATTTACGTCTACCACTTGTTTTACTTTTGGTAGGTGCTTTTAAGTTATGTCCTTTTTTCTTATAGAAAGCCCTTCCACTGGCATTTAATCCACCAGAAGGACTTTGATATTTTTTAGCAACCATTATGCTTTCGCAGTTTTGGCGGCACGTTTGAATTGTTTAGCAGTAGGTCTTCCTTTAGTACCTGCTTTTCGCATTTTCTCACCTGAACCTGCTTTAATTCTAGCACGTTTCTTATGTATGTTTGCGTATAATCCGTTCTTTGCCATTATGCTTTCTTCTTCTTATTCATTATTTTTGCTTTTAAAGCGGCAGGTAATCTTTTCTGTCCACCTTTTAATGCTTTACTAGGTCTTCCTTTTTTAGAACCATAAGTTCCTTTTCCCATTGGCATATTTATTTTTCCTTTTTTAGTTTGTTTATAAATCTGATTTAGCTAATTTTTCTTGAACCATTGCTTGATAAGCAGGGTCTTTTGAATATCTGTCATCACCCATAGCGGCAGTAACTTCAGCCCAAGACCTATAACCATCTTGTCCTGTAATTGTACCTTTGCCTTCTACTAGACTTGGCTCATTACCATTAGCACCTTCAAATTTAGCTTTTAATCCTACGACTGCTAACTTTGCAGTTTCTATATCTTTAGAATTAACTGCTGTATTGTAAGCTGTCTTCTCTTGTTCCGACATATTATCTGCCGCCCAATTTGACATCTCTGCATAAGCATCTGCACCACCTACCATATCTTTAATAGATGTTTCTTGTTGGTTAGCTATTGCTTTTTGACCTTCAATAAACTGGTCTACATAATCTTTAGGTATACCTGCTTTTTCTAATGCTTCGTATGATTTAGCATCTAGTTCACCTTTTTCATTATACTCTGTTGCAAGGTTATCCATATTCAAACCCGCACTTTCAACTGCCTTTTCGGCAATTTCTAAATCAGTTGTTTTTGTTTCTGTTTTAGGAGCATCTTCTTTAGGAGCTTCTTTGTTGTCACCAAGTTTTTTTTCTAACTCTGAATATGACTTTGCTAAATCTTCAACACTGTTGAATTTTTCAGGTAAGCCTTCAGGTTTACTTTGTGTAACATTATCTTCTACTGGTTTTTCGCTAGTAGTTTCTTCTTGTTTTATCTCTATTGTATCTACCATTTGTGTTTCCTTATTGTGGTTTAGTTAGATTGTTTGCGACTTGTGGAATAGCTTTCTCTGCCATTTGCATCATCTGGTCATTTTGCATTTGCTCTGCTTCTGCCGCTTGTTCTTCTGCCAGTTGCTCTTGTGATTTTAATAGACCATCTGTATCAATCCCTAAACCAATAGCGATACGTTTTATTAAATCATCAGGGTTTAACGCCTGTACAACTTGCGGATTTATCTGTGCTAGATTTCCTATCTCTGCAACAAATTCTCTTAATTTTTGTAAATCATTACCTCTACCTAATGCTTCAATACCAGTAATAATAGTTGGTTGAACTGTACCTTTAGGTAGTTTTGGTATTTCATTTGCTTGTTCCATTCTCTTCATCAGTATAGAAACTAATGGTAGTTGGAACTCTTGTGATAGTAATGAATAAATACCACCCATAGCAGTCTCTAATTGTTCTGCCATGTATCTAATTTCTTGTGCAGTAACTCTTTCTGCATCTCTTTGTATTGCTGTGTGTAGTAAGAATGCGTAAGACATTCTCTCTTCTAATTTAGCAATACTTCTTTCGACTACTTGTAAATCATATTGTTTCTGTGCTTGTAGTACAGACACATCATCAGCCGTACCAGTAATGATGTCACCATTTCTAGTCATAGCTAAATCTTTTTTTCTAGTAACAGAGTTAGGTCTAACCATAAATACTATTTTAGATGATGCCGCCGCACTCTCTACAAGTGCTTGTGATAATCCTTCTAAGCTCTTGAGGTCTCCTAAGAACTCCTCAACGTAGCCTCTTCCATAGTCCTCATTGTCAACTCTAACCATTCTTAATGCTTGGTAAGGCATTCTTTCTTTTTTAAATGTACCAACACTAGAAGGTA